GTGGTCGGTGACATACCAAAGACGCTTTGTCCGCGCGGCATCGTCTTCTAGCCAGTTGCGGCGAATGGAGTAGACTTTGCCACTCTTGGTATTGAAGTGAACGATGTAGGGTGCAGTGCCACCGTCAGGAAGCCGGGTATCGCCGCCGTCGAGGTCTAGATAGCAATGCGATTCACCCACAGTAAAGCCTCGCCGCTCGACACTAATATCGAAACCTTGAGCTTCTGCAATAGCCTGCGTGATTTCATTCGCAGTAATCGACTCTTCGCTTTCTTCATGTTCGCCCTCGCAAAAATGCCCACTCTCCGTAAGCTGCCGCATGCGCCGGGAAGATAGCTCCATCACTTCGATATATTCGTCGGCGTCCTTGAGGTGGGCAATCGCCGGATCGACGTAGAAATTTTCGGCATAGACGACAGTAGGATCGGGAGCATCGACGGCGGTATTCCAGCCGGCTTTCTTAATACCCAAACCCATGAAGCCGACGCGGAATAGGTTGCGCTCCAGATCGGAATAGAAACCACTAACCTGCTCGGTAAGCTGGTAGTTCATATAGACGTTGACGCGGGTAGCAGCTTCTTCACGATCCTTATCTATGTAGCCGAGGATCTTAGTGCGGACCGGACCTTTCGCCGGCCACAGTTCTTGAATAGCCTTGGCTTGGAACTTGATGATGTTTTCAATCAGGAGTGGGTGAACGGCCGTACAGGCACCTTCGACTTCCGTATTGCCCTCGCCAGTAGTATCGAGGCCCAGCCACTTAATGCCCCGCTTAATGCGCGATTCCCAACCTTCGCGGGCGTTGGTGTAGCTTTGCAAAGTATCTAGGCGGTCTTGGCCGATTTCGCTAGTAAGGCTGGAATCGAGGCACTCTACGAGGTTGGCGCCGAAAGAATCATCGACAATGTCAATTTCGATTTCATCGGGGGTTGGCTCTAGCGTATTGGCCTCAAAAACAAACTCCTGCCCATCTTCCCCTCCGGGATTTTCCTCATTGGCAAAGGCAAGATTGTTTTCTGGATTATCGACCATTGACTATTTGTCCCCAATAACTAGAGAAACGTCTACGAACTGGCGCTTCCGGTTGACTAACGGCTTCTTGTGTAAGTTCATAGCGGCGCCGTAAGTAGAGAAGAGCCATAACCATCGCATCTACGGTATCGTCGTGCGCACCCTTCGGAAACTCTAATGCCTCTTGAAGTAACTCCGAGGCATACTTTTTCTTAAGGGGTAACCAAACGCGCTGCCGCTCGACAATACCCGTAACGGCATGCGCGCGCGTAACTTTATCACGATCTGGCTGGAAAGGCAATACAGGCAGCTTGTTTAGCCGCATATCTTGGATTAGCGACTGGCCACTAGCCTTGTTTTCTACGACGATGCGGTCAGGCTGGTATTTATCATATTGCAGCTTGGCTTGCCGACGTAGTTCGGGATAGGTCCACCGCCCCTTCACCTGATTGAGAAGGATGGCGTTAGGCTCCTCATGATCATAGCCCTTGTCGTCCGTATAGGTTAGGTGGAAGATGCCCCAAGTCTGGATAACTGAAAAGTCCGCCGTCGTGCGCGTGGAGAAGGCGGTATCCATCGTCTGGATAATCTCATCACACTCTGGCGGTTCGTCGTCTTCCCAGTCTTGGAAGTCCTCTTTATTAAAGATATTGCCATCCTCACCAGTGGGGGACTGCAAGTACAGGGCCGTCCAATCAGCGCGGGCCAAGCCCTCACGTGTCTGGATTAGGTCTTCCATGGTGATGTATTCGGGCCAGTACGAGGTGCCCGTGGGCAACATCAGGTAGCCAGCAGCCTCGTCATCTAGGATGGCCGGAATAGAAATGACTTCCCACTGATCGACGCGCGCATTGCGGGCCGACATATCGAGGAGGAAGCCGGATAGGTCGCGCACATGCCAACGCGTATTGACTAGAATGATGCGAGAATCTGGCAACTTGCGCGAGCGAAAGCCGGGGCCATACCACTTGTTGACTTTTTCGCGGTCATTGTCAGATTTAGCAGACTGCTCTGAAAGGGGGTCGTCCATGATGCCCAGGTTAAAGCGGTAGCCAGCAATGGACTTGCCCGCGCCGGCAGGCATAAAGGAGCCGCCCGAGACTAGCTTCCAGGCGGTGACGCCGCTCATATCGTCACGGATACGGAAGTTGGGAAATATATCTAGGAATTCGGTGCTGCGAACTAGGTCGCGGATACGGCCACTGCATTCGACGGCCTTATCTGTGGTGTGTGAAATCCACATGACCCGCCAAGTGGGGTGCCGCCCCATACACCATGCCGTAAAGAGCATTAGGAGAACTGACTTCATACTGCCCGGTGGCAGCATAAGCATAAGTCGCGTAACGCCCCCATCATCTACATCTTGTAGAGTGGCGGCAATAGCTTCGATGTGGCGCCCATCCCGGTAATCGTTGCCGTCAAGCATTAGCGGAGCTAGCATTTTGACGAATACATAGAAGTTATCTGCTGCTTCCAGCAGGGCTTTCTGATGTAGCGCGTCGGCTAGCTCCGCCTTTGCGGCTAGAAGAGCGTCGTTTTTAATGAATTCGGAGCCTGCGCTCAATATCCGGTTCCGCTTCCTTAAGAATTGCCGTCAATTCGCCGATACGCGCGTCAAGCTCTTCGCGAGAATGCACGGTCTTATGCAGGATTTCCTTCTTCTCTACAAACATACCCAGGTATTTGGCCAGATTTTCCATCGCCCGGTTAGCATTAGTAAAGTCACCGGTATCCATAGCCGCCATAGCGATGTCATTAAACCACTTAACTACGTCTTCGACGCGAATCTTCATTCGAGCTTTCTCCTCTATTTCAAATGCTGCTACTAGCTGCTCCATGCCGTCCTTGCGCATAATCTCTGCCGCCTTCACGCGCGCATTCTCCGGGTCACTAATCTTATATCCGGCGGCAGTCATGGCCTTCGCCCGCGAAGTACGCCCATTCAAGGCATACTGACGGGCGAATTCTATTTGCAGTTCCGTAAACCGCTTATACTGATTCATCGTGGGAAGCATCTGTTGCCACGTCTCGCGCATATAGCTCTTAAGCTTCCGCATAGCATCGACGTGCGCCTTAGTGGCAACACGCCCAGGCACCTGCACGTTAAGCTCTCTAAGCTCCCGTGCATAGATTACCTTGCGCTCAGGCTGGCTAAGATGCCAGTTGCCGCCCGCATTTTCACGCCGCCTACGATTTCTCTTCTGCGACTTCGTTAACACGGGGGCTTCCGGCGGGACTTCCGGTGGGGCTTCTGCGTCTGTCACCCTTCCTTCTCTCCTTCCTTAATAATTGAAATCAACGAGCGCCCCTTCTGTCCGATCTGCGAAGACCTACCGCCACTGAAGAAGCGCAGGCCGTGGCGCTCTAGTGCGGGGCGAATGCGCTTAAGCTCAGAGGCAAAAGCATGCGACGTTTGTGGGAGCTTTTCACGCGGGCCGATGTTTACCTCCAGTTCGCCAATAAGCTCCGGGTAGGTGCCAGAGAATTCAGTCCGCGTATCCATCATCCGCAAGATAGCCGAGGCTATCCCATTGAATTCGAGCATCTGACTTTCGGCCGCACTCCGATTATTCTTATAAACCTCCATCAGCTTGCCGACCGGCCACCCCAGGTCCTTCTCTGCGGCCACTACCCAGACAGCAAACGCCGACATACGCGGCTTCTCCGCGAGAACTACCTTATCATAATTCCGCGTAGCAATCAATGCAGCGTTCATTAGTGACCCCAGCAACTTGGAATGGGCTGCGTTGAACATCTGCCAGAATTCATAATCATCCCGCCGGTTCTTCGAGTCAATGCGCGGCAGATGCACGTGTATGGAGCGATCAACGAGGTCGCCGCGCTCTACTACATCTGGAATACCATTCATAGCTACGGGCCGGCAGACCCGGACGGCGGATTCCTCCGCATTGGTATAGAGCGCCCGGCCACCCTGGGCACCCGTACCAGTAGAAATAACGCAGAGCGAGTCCGACATCTTATTACTAATGAAGGACACGTTATCGAAGGCGAGACAAAAAGAGTTGCGCACCATAGCTTGCAGATCACGCTGATCTTCGGGCGGCGTCCGCATATCAAGCGCATGCGGGTCTATGATACGGCGCAGCAGGCGCAGGACGGTAGACTTGCCACTACCCTGCTCACCCGAAATCGTGAGGACCGGATAGGGGCCTTCTGGACGCAGGCAACCCAACAACCACGCGGCAAGAAGCATAATGGTATCTTCGTCGGCCACGATAAACTGCCGCAGAAGCGGAACGAGTTGCGAGGCAGGCGTCGTTAAATCCGGTTCGATGAGTGGCAGCATACCGGCGCCACGCAGGAAGCGCATGCTGGTCGGGCCGCCCGGCACATAATCAATGCCACTCTCCGTAATGCGCCAAGCATCGTTAGCATCGTTAGCTACGTCTAAGTAAAGTTCACCAACCTTGCCACCGACACGAAGATAGTCTTTGACCTTGGTGCCACTTGCCCGCGCCCAATGCGCAAAGTACGCTTGCGAAGAGTTAACGAGATCGCCGTTAGGAACGAACTCCTTTTCTTCGACACAGAAAGAAGTAAACCAGCCCCGAAACTCGCAGCCGCCGGCAGC